TAGGCAATGCAGAGACGGCAGGCAGACCCATCATCCGGACTTGTTTTGCCAAATACTGTTTCATAGCTTGGCTATCTAGTGCGGACGATACTTGTGTGCCGTTGCCAACGGGAATCCTCCCGATTTGCCCCGGCTGAAAATTAGTGTCCGTTCGAATGCCACTAGCTGTTACCCTGCCGGGAGTAACTTGCTTGTCAAATCTCTCCAGTGCGGTTAGGCTTTTGGCTGCTTTTGCTGCCGCCTCTGCATCACTAGACTGACCTATACCCAAGAAGCTGCCGGTTTCCGTAATTGCTTTGCCTAGTGTGGACTGTCCGAATGACGTGGATTGAAACGGCGTTATATCGAACTTGTTAAATACCTTTCCGGCAAAAGTGTCAGGATTGTAGGCCATGCCTGCGGGATCACTTAAAGTCCCATATTGTGCTGCACCAAACAGATACCGACTACCAAAATAGCCCGCACCAATCAGTGCCGCCATCTTCAGCGTCTTACCACCCACAAGATTAGACAACCAACTCATTACTTAACTCCTGTCAAATCCAGATTTTATCAATTATTTCATGTTTCAGAAAATCATCATACTTTTCATCATACGCTCTTTCATTGGCAGAAATAGCTGAAGCTTGCATAGCCGCATTGTGTGCGCGGTCTTTTGAATTTTCAGAAATCTTAACAACCCATGCCGCCTTGTCACGATATTTCTGCCACAGAGCATTAAGAGCGTTTTGTTGAATGCCCAGAAGATTGATAGCATTTTGTCTGTTTGCGTCGTTTTGTGCTGCTGTGTTTCGTGTGTTCACAGTCCTTCGCCATACAGCGTTGCTCTGGTCAATTTCAAGTTGCATATTCGCATTAAACTGATCTGCCGCCACATCCATCTGGGTATTAAACTGGGCAATAGAAACCTTCTGATTCGAATTAAACTGCTTGACGGCTATGTCACGGTTGATATTGGATGCCTCAATCGACGCACCCATCTCTGCAAAGAACGTATTAATTTCGTTTTCAGACTTGGCGTTGAATTGTTTGGCTGCGTTGTCTGCAGCTTGATCGGACAAGAGTGCCTGTAACTTCGACTGGTATGTGAGATTGTTTGCCTGCTGTTCGTTTGTTACGTTTTGCATATCCATCGCCAGAAATGCTTTGGCGTTGTTTACAGCAGCCTGCTGGCGATTGTTGAGGTTTGCCATGTCCATCTGAAGAACAGCGGCAGCGTTTTGCAATGCGGCCTGCTGCTCGTTGTTCAGATTTTGTAACTGTATAGTGGCATACTTATTCGCATCTTGTGCCGCAATCGGAATGCCAGCTTCCATCATAGCCTGCACAGACGCTGCTGCAGCCATAGAAGATGAACCTAGACCTCGTGACTGCATCAATCCAGTTACTTTACGTAACATTGGAGATGCCCAAGCCGGAGGAGGACCACCCTCTTCAATACCTTTGAACAGTTCTGCAAGCTGGTACTGTGTGGTGGCACGAGGATCAAGTTCTTGAGTGGCAGCAGTGGCTAGGGCTTCAGGGGATACTTTCCCCTGCGCTGCTTCCATAGTTGAACCTTCAGATAATTTTCCTTTTGCGGCTTTAGCATCTTTTACTTCAGGAGAAACATCTTTAGACTCGTAAGTTCCCGCATCAAAATCATCCGGAGTTTTTTGATCGGTGGTTTCTATAGGGTCTGGTGTTTCTACGTCTTTAGGCGCATCAATCTTTTTGTCTGTGGTATCAAGAAGCTCATCCTTTTGAACCTCTTGATCCTTTGTTTCTATTTTAGTGCCTTCAGGAAGTTCTGCCGAAGAAGATTGTTCAGCCATCTTCTTCAAAGTTTCTTCATCTTGCGTACTAAGGTTTTGACTCTCTGCCATAGCTATCTAATTCCCATAAATACTGTGACCACCATCGCAACCACCATCATTGTGCTACCCATTATCATCGCCTCCAGACGCCACATGCGCTTGTCGAGAGCGTCAAGTTTCTCTTGGACTGCAGCATAGCGGATGGCGCATTCTTTTTCGTGTGCCTCCAGTTCCATCTGTGTCTTCATAGCGGGTTCCATTGTTAGTTTCATTATCCAGCTTCTAGTGCGGCTACTTTTGTCTCAAGCGTTTCAATCTTAGAAATGGCTTCTTTTAATGCGCCAGCCAGCAAAGGTACTAGCTTGCTGTGATCAATCTGTTGCATGACTGCGTTGCCATCATCATCTACTGCATCTTTAGCGCCCACAACAGCATTTGGCACAACAGCCTGTGCTTCATGCGCTAAAAAGCCATCAACTGTTTCACCCGGCTTTCTAATAAAATTAAAACGCTTCGGATCAAGCTGTTTGACGCGATTAATTGCGCCAGTCATGTTGGTTACGTTTTCTTTGAGACGATAGTCTGAAGATGTGCCGTAGGAGGTGTTTGAACTATTACCTGATATCCCCCCGATATTGTTAGAATCACCATCTTCAAAAGTAATAAATTCTTGCGCTCCGCTGTCTGCTCCGCATCTTATCTTTAAACCTTTGCGGTTTAAATGATTGCCATCGTTGAAAATCAGCATTGTATGACCGTCAAAACTACTACGCACATCTAACGGGTTACCCGGCGTGTCGGTCTGTATTCCGATCATGCCATCACTCGCTTGCACAAAGAAATTGTGGGTGCCGATTCCGCTGCTGCCGTCGATACGGAAGTCTATGTCTTGACCATCGCCATTGAAGACTGTTTGGTAACCGTACATACTTATTGACTCACGCAACGTGCCGCCACTCATAGTGCGAATTTTGAGTAAGCCATCTTCTGTGCTATCGGTCACATCTGCAATAGTGGATGTGATATTATTGATCACTACATATTCGTCAGCATCATTTTTGGCTTGAAATGACAGTTCACCACAAACATCTGAATCGTCTGGACCAGAAGAGTTTCTTTTTAGGTGTATTGCAGGACCACTGTTAGCGTCAGCGTCTGTAGATATAAGCGTAAGCTGTGGATCGTTATCTGCAGTAGTAATTGTGCAGCCATCACCCGCCGTAAATCCATTAGTAATTGTTACACTATCTACATACGCATCTTTAAATCTTGCACCTGTTGTGCCTAAGTCTACATCACTATCGGTCTGTGGCCCAAACACACCGTCTGATACAAAAACTTGTTCAGCGTTGGCAGCGTAGAAGTGTATTTCGTCAGCAGTCTCAAAGTCAATCTTGGTCTGATCATCTTCGCCAATCTTCAAGTCTGTAGCAAGAATAGAGGTAATGCCTGTCTGTGCAGCATCTATCGTAAATGTAAGATCATAAGGATCACCATCTGATCCATCAGAAGTATCTGTCCAGTTGGTTGTGATACCAGAACCTATGAACTTTACTTCTTTACCATTGGCTACGGTTACTTCAGTACCATCATCGTCCTCAAGAACAAATGATCCTGTATTAGCATCTACATAGGCTTTGATGGATTGTTGGGTTGCAAGTGCTGCTGCACTGTCAGAAGACATATCATCTTCATCTAGGATGTCCGTGACTGTCGTGGTTGGCATCGCAATACTGTCAACGTATGCAACACCATCAACGTAGAGGTCTTTCCACTCCGCACCCGATGAACCCAAGTCGTGCGTATTATCTGCGGCAGGAAGAACGGCTCTTGTAACCGTTCCTGTAGTTGTGAGTGTGATCTGCGCGACTGCTGATCCTGCAACAAAGTTACTGATTACAACGTCACTATCTTCTTCACCGTCAGATACATCCTTCATTTGCGTCGTAATCGAAGCAATCTCTCTAGTCGTATCCCCATCACTATCGTGTTTAAATACAATAGAACCGGCGTAGTCATTGTCGGCAGGAGAAGAACTGTCCCTCTGCAGTATCATAACAGGTCCGGCAGATGCACCGGCATTCGTACTCAGGACTTCTACCGTATCAGTATCGATATCTACCTTGCCAGTTCCATTAGCGGCTATACTGATTGCGCCGTTCGAACCGTCAGCTATAGTTATAGAACCGGAATTCGTACCCGCGTTAGTATTTAAAATTAAATCGCCTGTACCATTGGTTGTGACAGTAACATTCGCATTGTTGTCACCTACTCGAACGGTGTCGGCGTCGAGTTGAACATCACCTGTGCCATTCGGAGTGAGTGCGATATTTCCATTTGAATCTGTGGATGTGATTGCATTGCCGTTGATGTTGATATTATCAACGTCTAGATCACCAGTTACGTTCGCAGCACCCGTAATTGTTAGGGTGGTCGTATCTATGGTTACAGCAGTTGACGCATCGATATCCACAGTGGGAGATACAATTTCAATTTCGGTATCTGCGTCTATGTCCAGTTTACCATCCGAACTGGACTGAATGAATATACCAGTATCCCTGAACTGCAACTTCTTATCCGTTGCAATCTCTACATTCGTTGTAGTTTGCAGGGCGGATGAAGTTTGCGTAGTTTGTTGAGACGGTCCTAGTTTACTGACTGGCCCACCATCACCTGTGGTAGAACCGTCGTGAGTGTGACCTGTGGATAGGGCAAACGCATCTTGGATAGCATCGAACTCCCCGTCGAGAGGAGCCGCGCTGATGACGTTACCATCCGCAATGTTACCTGCCGTATCGTTTCGTGTGTAACCTGCCATAGTATATTACCTTCTTCCGTACTGACCGTACTCAAGCACGGCTGCGTCAAGCGAGTAGGGTGGATTTGTATCGCTGCTTTCGAATTGCAAGGACACAGTGAATCCTGATCCCTGTACTTGATCTTCAAATATTGATTTTAAGGTTTCTCCGCTATACACCGCCGTGTTGTCCGTACCTCCAACACTCGTGAAAATTACATCATCGTTGTCTGACACAGCCGCTGCCAAGTTAGGACTAAATGCTAGCGTGGTGGTTGCAGTAGAAGGACTGAGAGAGGCACTACCAGAAATAGATGGTGTACCTGTGAGTGTATACGTCGTTTCAAAGTTATCTGATGAACTGCTGCTGGTTAACACCTGAAAGGTATCTCCTGTTGTTAGTCCGCTGTCTATAGACATCAAGTCTACAACCATGCTTGATACACCCGCTGAATATCCACCACCGTTATTTATCTTAGCACCATCAGCAAACTGAACATTCGGCTCTCCGAATATGAACACTCCTCCTGCAGAAGACGTGTTCTGTAGGGTTATACTGTCAGGCTCAATAACTCCCTCTTCACTCAAGTCGTATTTCATATTCAACGATAGTGACAGAGTACCTTGCGGGTCTGTAAATATAGTAGCCTTGTATATGGTCTTCCGAAGACGCGGATCATTTATCGGAAAGTACGGGGTAGAAAAACTGGCTGTTATGCTCCCGCCATCAAAACTATTTCCCGATTCCATCTGATACACATAGCCATCATTGTGTGCAAACAAGATGGTTTCGGTAGTGCCACTATATGTTGAGTCTGCAACATACGCCTTTATTCCCGACGTTTCTGCCCAGTTTATCTCCGCTCCTTGTGAGCCTTGTACTTGTGTACCTATGATTCCTTTCGAAGTTCCTGCGCTAGCTGACCCAGTAAATCCGAATATACGATACTGGGATTTTTCCCGTATAACGGTGGATGCAAAGGATGAGTTCTGTGAAGTTAGTTGAACTACCTGTTTCTGAATCGGTTTTGATACGGAGGCTAGGTTAAAGTCTTGGTTACGTTCCGTAGCCGCTACAGTACGCAATCCATCCGGTCCCAAGAATATCACATCTCCGGATATCTCCTGTGCAGTATCAGAAGCAACGCACCCCACATCATCAGCGATTGGTTGCATCTGAAAATCTTCGAGGCTGTTACCGACTAGCCGAAGAATCCTGTCTTCCCCGAAAATAATCAGTTGCTCACGAAAAACAATGAGATCAGTTACACTCGTACCTACATTGATTATACCACCACCCGAAGCTGCTGTAAAGTCATCATCTTCAAATGGAGCAGAAAAAATGACTTTTTCGCCCTTTGCTACAAATATATGGTTCTTGAAAACCGTTACGTGACTAGCTCCTTCTATATCAGAGGGAGTAGATAGCTTGCTTAGTCCGGTTGCAAGAACACTGGTGAGAATCAAGGGATAGCCTACACCATCCACGATAAAGAGTTTGTCTGTGCCGTCGAAGTTATACTTGGCAAATCGCGCTCTTGAGGTGTTTGCACCTAAAGCTATGGTAGGCTTTGTGAAGGTCAAAGTTACATCGTTAGACACACTGACAGCAGTGTTTACCACTATGTTATTCTGATCCGTCACTGTGCTTACCGTAACAGTTCCGGAGATTCCCGTCCCTGTAACTGTGTCACCCACCTCAATAGTTCCACTGTTACCATCTAGGACTATGCCAGTAGCACTACTTACGGCCCCATTCACCACTGCAGTGGCTGTCTCCACGGACAAATCTGTCCACGCACCTGAACCGCTACTCGCGGCAAACAGCTTGGGGTTTCCCGAACTTTGATCACGAACCACAATTGCGCTGTCTTTATAGAAAACAACCCCTAAGACATTGCCCTGACCAGTTATGGCGTTTGTGTTAAACTTTGCAAATCCCTCTATTCTGCGATAGCCACCCTCTGTAGAAGGTTCAAAGTTATTCATAACACGGGCTGAACCGGGAGCCGCAGCACCGTGCTGTAACGGACTCAAATTAGAGATTAGCCCCCCGCGAAATTCGACGGGGTATGTTTGCCAACGATCCGGCATGTCTAGGTTGCCCTTACGTAATAGTTTTCATTTACAAGTATCTTACGCATGTTCTTCATGCCCTCGTCAAACTTGCCCTTCGATATCGAAGCCATTTCCATATTGTCCCTGAACATGTAACAGTAGTACATGGCACCATCTACAATGACATGCTTGTAGGGTTCTGGTATTGTAGGAACATCGTCGTGAAGAGACAAAGCGACAGGGTGCATGAAGTATTCGTATTCGATAGTGTATGCCTTGTCCGGCATAGGAACGATTCCGAAGTATCCATCCTGTGATCTAAATACAATTTCAGGTGTACCACCCTTAGATGTGTCCGTCTCGTCTTCTTGATCTATGAAACGATCTATGTATTCGACGTAGGTTATTTTTTCTAGTTTTCTTGCGTTGTTTACATTTACCGAACTGTCTCTTTTTAGACGAAAGGTGTTGAAGTCTATATACTTGGCCTCATCCGCAAAAGAATAACGTGTTTCACCTGCAACGAGTGTAATTTCATCTGAATTATGATTGTAGGGCCAGTAGAGATAATACTGGTTGATGTCGTGTATAGCAGAATTTACAGAATCTTTTACAGTTCCGTAGAATCCTTTCGCCGCAGAAAAATTCGATGTTGTCAGTTCGGCTTCGTTGAGACGCCTATTGACGTTGTTTACAATATCTAGGTAATCATATGCCATCAGCTACGCTCCCTCACTCGCAAATTTATCATTCGCTTTGTAACAATCGCAGCACTGGTCTTTGCAGAGGTACTGGTAGTTATCTCGCATATAAGAATGTAATCCTTATTAGCTATTCCTCCCTGAAGAACTATAGATGCTGTAGTGGTAGTAACAGAAGGAATACTGTTAACAATCAATCCATTCGTAGGATTAGCTACGCTATCCGTAGCATCTAGATTAGATGAGGATGATAGAGCTACGGATTCGTCACCCTTGCTTTTTGCTCCTAGATCATTCGGAAGAATATACCTCCACTCTACGGAAGCAATGGTGAGCGTATCCAGATAACGGGACCAGTCTACCGTATAATCCAGAAGTTCATCAGGGTCTTTGTCGGGCCAACGAAGTGACATTTTACGCTACCTTTACTACTCTTTGAATGACTTGTGGCACATAAACCATTCGTGGTTTTTCTTTCGAAACAGAAACAACTCTCTGTTTTTCTTGGGTTATATATACAACGTGCTTCTTAGGTTCTTCTATCGATACGTGTCTGCGAAGTTCACGAGAAACGGAAACAATTCTCTTGGCGGGACGAGCAGCTACATTTATCACTCGAATAGCATCTTTGGGTATGGATACTACTCGTGCCGTCTCAGGGGAAACGAATGAAACACGAGGCACCTCTCGACTTACGTATATTATATTCTCTAGGGGTCTATGTACGTACACCTGTCTTTGAGGCTCTTGCGTAACATAGACAACTTGATCTCTTGAATAGAGAGCCGGATCAAGTCGCACTGACGGATCAGTGTTAGAGAAGGTTTCTACAGAAAATGATGATACACCAAACATCACGGTTTACTACGCCCACTCTTCCGTAGGCGAATCCGGCCAAGTTGGATTGGCAGGGTCAGTTTTACGGATAATGCGAATGGCAGACCTATATGTGGCAAAGGCTGTCTTACACGAGTTTGTTAAACCGCTGTCATCAAGCTGGGTCCAGTCGCTCTGGTCAAGGATAGCTTGCGCCGTACGCGACACAAGTAATGACCCGCCCGGATCGGTTTGCGTGATGTTTTTATAGTTTGCCATTTTTACCCCAGTAGCTTGAACGTCGCGCCATTAAAATTGCCCGTTCCAGATTGTATGTAGATGTTTTCACCACTTTCTAATTTTACAAACATATAATCGCCAGCATCCATTTGTTTTATCACATGGACTACTCCTGTAAAATAAGAACTATTAGCATATCCAGAAGCAAGGTCCGTGTCTGATGAACCGTCGTTATACATAACTGAAAAGTTTATTACACCACTGGCGCTAATTGCTGACACATTCATCTCGTAAACACCATCAACGGGGGCGGTAAAATGCCCCGTGCTTGCGCTGTAACAACCGGAATTGTAATGTTCTAAGTCCCACTTTATAGCAACCCCCGTCGTCGTATACGGGTTTGAGCTATCCTGACTATTTCCTGTAGTCAGTTGTACGCTTGCGGCTTGGACGGAACTTTGACGAAGATAGCCCGTTATTGTCGCGCCAGCAGTGGTTGTCTCCAGCTTCTTGACGTTGTTGTGGTACAGTTCGACTGCGCCGTCTTCTGTAGCGACCAACATAGTTTCATCATTGGCTGCGTTTAACAACGTGATGAGGTTGCCAATTATGCGTAACCCGCCTGTGCCTGCGTCTTGGATGTAGCTTATGCTTCCGTTATGGAAGAGCCGAAGGTCAGCACCAGCACCAAAAGTAGCTGACGCATTGTCAGCAAACTCTAGTCTATCTTCCGACTTATCCCACACGACATTGTAGTTGTCGCCTGTAAGAGTTACGTCACCACTAAACGTACCACCAGAATTAAATATTGCTTTACCAGCATCACTCATATCAAGAGTAAGTGCAGTAATATCAGAAGAAGAGTCTGTACCTTTAAATATAATGTCCGTATCACTGCCTTGAGCATCAATGGTGATATTGCCGGATGTCGTGGCTATGCTTACGGCGGCATCGCCTGTTGTTATGTCATCAGCGGCTGTTGAGCCACCGCCGCCGCCTCCACCTATGCCCAGATTGGTCGGCGTGATCTTCTTCATTGTGCCGCCGTCGTCAATGAGAACAAAGTCGGCGTCAGAGGAGCTAGTTGTCGTGGTTGGCGTGTCAGAGTTGCCCGTGGTCAGGACCGTGCCGGTAGCATCCGGCAACGTAATCGTGCGGTCTGCCGATGGAGTAGCTGTTTTTAATTGTACATCATAACTTGTTCCACCAGTAGCGTTCCATTCAATAGCAGGATCATTCACTCAATTTGAAAGTAGAAAGAAACTTCCATTAGAACCCATTGCAAAATTATTGTTTAGAGTGCCGTTATAAATTTGTTGAAAATAAAGCCAGCCGTTTTCAGTGCCATCACTTACATCCGCTGTGTAGAGTCTTATATTTGCGTATTCTACAGATTCACTGGCATCGTTTTCTGCAAAGAATTGTATTTCGTTTTCTACATGCCAATCAGTAGCATCGCTTGGGTCATTCGATACTAATTTAAGAATAGCACCTCCATCTGTAGTCGATGTAAGCGCAGTAACACCACTGCTGTCTGTGACAACAACCTCACCAGTCGCATCCGGCAACGTAATGGTGCGATCACCTGTTGGGTCAACAACGGTCAGCGTGGTTTCGTGGTCATTATAATTAGCACCTTCAAACTGAATATTTATATTCTGTCCAAGATAAACAGTCTGATAAAACTGACTTAGACTATACGACATCCGCTGGTAAACAACGCTAGTACCGTTACGCAGTACAGATAAATCAAGC